ACACAAGTTGATACAGGTTGGGTGTCTAACCGTAATGCTGGACAGTCAGAACCTGGATATACACATCTTGGCATGTTCTTTGACATTTCTGATGCAAAATTTAAAATGTTTGATGAATACGACCCAGAACCAAATGCTTCAATCGATATCACCGACGGCTCGTTCTCATATGGCGATCTTGTTCTATCAACTCTTGAATCTACAGTTGCTACAGGCACTGCACCATTTACAGTTGCTTCAACAACTCTTGTCACAAATCTGAACGCAGATCTGTTAGACGGGGTTCAAGGGTCTGTATACGATACGCGTGCTAATGCATCAGCTGGCTTTATTCAACTTAATTCTAATATTAATGTAGTGCAAGACAATGTAGCAACCCTTACTACAACTGTTGATAACTTTGGTACTTATGCTAACTCTACTTTTTCTACTGTATCAAATGCAGGTTCTTTAGCTACTGGGATTGCTACCAAGCTTGATGCTGCTGACTATACAGCCTCTGATGTGTTGACTAAAGTTAAAACTGTAGATGGTGCAGGGTCAGGATTAGATGCAGATTTACTTGATGGTCAATCATCAGCTTATTTTGCAGTTGAGGCTACTCGTTCCTCTAATGCAGCTGCTTTAGCTGCTGGAATCGCAACAAAACTTGATTCCTCTGATTATACAGCTTCTGACGTGCTAACAAAAATTAAAACGGTAGACGGATCAGGCTCTGGATTAGATGCTGATCTTTTAGATGGACAATCTTCTGCTTACTATGCAGTTGAGGCGACTCGTTCTTCTAATGCAGCTGCACTTGCAGCTGGTATAGCAGGAATTACACCAATTGGAACATCTGATATTTCAGATAATGCAGTTACAGTTGACAAGTTAGCTGCAACACTCGACTTAGGGGCACTCTAATAAATATATTTTGACCTGTGGTTAAAATTATGATAGAAAGGTAATTATGTCACAAAAAGTTACACCATTTATGGGCGGTCTCGGAAGAGACGTTACCTCAAAGTTTGAAATCACTGATGATGCTACTGTTACAGTTGGTAACGGTACAACAACTGGTAATCTTACTATCGGTGGTAGTACTCAGATGGGCAGTTTTACTGCTAATGGACAAGCTATATTTGGTAATATTGAAGGCACTAATCTAAGAAATAGATTTGTATATTCTGCTTATAATGATCAAATGTATCAACAAATTGGTGATGGCACTGCTGGGTCTGGAGGCACTTTTAACTTCAGCAGGTATCTAGAATCACTGCCTGAACATATCGCCGTGTCAATTAATACAATTACTTTATCTAGCACTTTTACGGCAAATGTAGCGATAGGCACTAATTCATCTAACACATTTACAGTTACAGGCATTTTTGATTTAGGAACACTATAAGGAGTAAACGATGGCTACACAGCTACAATTTAGACGAGGAACCTCAGCACAAAACAACGGCTATACAGGTCTAGTTGGTGAGATAACACTCGATACAGATACTAACAACATTCGAATTCATGACGGTTCTACTGCAGGTGGAGCTGAGATTATCCCAGCAGGAACTATTATGGCATATGGTGGTGCAGCAGCTCCAACAGGTTACTTACTCTGTGATAATTCAGCTGTATCGCGCACAACTTATGCTCGTCTTTTTGCTGTAATCTCAACTACTTTTGGTGTAGGAGATGGTTCAACAACCTTTAATGTTCCTGATTTAAGAGATAAAGTTCCACTCGGCAAAGGAACTAACAATGCTACGCTTGGCACTACTACAGGATCTGCGGGTGCTTCTTCAGTTCTTACCTCAGCTTCAAAAACTGGAGTAACCACTGCAGCTTCTAATACAGGCACAGCTAATACTGGAACTGGAAATACAGGTACTGGTAACACTGGTACAGCTACGTCGGGCGGTTCAAGCGTAACTATAACTGGAGACACTGATGGCTCTGGAGTTACTATTACAGGATCTACAGCTAACTCAACAGCAACTACTGCGGCGGATAGCACAGGAACAGGTAATACAGGAACAGGTAATACAGGAACAGGAACTACAGGCGCAGATGGCGCTGGTGATTTAACTCCGACTAACGTAACAGTTGCTGCGTCTGCAAAAGACTCCTCTGTAACGTCAGCAATTGCTTCAATTACTCAGGCAAACCACACCCACACAATCCCTGCACTTACAGTACCAGCTTTGTCAATTCCAGCTTTGACGATACCTTCGTTAACTGTTAACAACCATACGCATGGAGTTGGAAACTTAGCTGGTTCAAGTCATACGCATGGAGTCGGGAACTTAGCTGGTTCGAGCCATACACACTCTGTACCTGCTCTTTCAATCCCAGCTCTTTCAATCCCAGCATTGTCAATCCCTGCACTTACAGTTCCTTCTCTAAGTGTTAATTCTTTTACAGTTAATACTACTCTACCGAGCGAAGTAGTAAACTATATTATTAAGACTTGAGATATAATGTCAGATACTGAGCGCGAATTAGATCAAATACAACTTGATATAGATAGGCTGCATGAGCGTTCACAGTCTAATAAGTCTTTGATATCAGCTCACGAAGCTGTTTGTGAAGAACGTTATAATACAATTGTTATAATGTTTGAGCGGTTTGAAAGCCGTATGGATAAAATGGAGCAAAAACTAAACACAATCAGTGAAATGGCAACACAAGGCAAAACTTCTCTCAAAACTCTGCTATGGATAGGCGGTGTAACAGCAGCTTTAATTTCCCTTCTCTCAATGATAATTCCATATTTTAGGTAATGTCAGATAAATTTTTTCGTATTAAAATTCAACGTCTTCTAGATCGTCTCCCAAACCCAGTTCAATTTAATGAGTCTCAATGGGCAATGGTTGAAAATCTAGACTCTCACCGATTTGTTGTGCATATTGCTGCACGTCGTACTGGTAAGTCTTATGCAGCTGCTATTCTAGCATTTGCTAAACTTTTAGAGCCTGGTCAACAAGTTATGGTTGTTGCTCCTAACTTTTCTCTTTCTTCAATTATTTGGGATTATGTTACAGACTTAATTAGACAACTTGATATTGAAGTTGAGCGTTTCAACCAAAAAGATAAGGTGGTGAAATTAATAAATGGCTCAGTTTTTAGGTTGCTTTCAGCTAATAACCGAGATTCACTAGTAGGTCGTGCAGCAAACCTCTTAATTGTAGACGAAGCTGCAATTATTCCTAATGATGAGTATTATACGCGAGATTTACGTCCTGCACTGTCAACTTTTACAGATTCTCGTTGTTTATGGATTTCTACACCTCGTGGCAAAGGCAACTATCTATATGAGTATTTTTTACGTGGAGAAGATCCAGAATATCCAGATTGGTCCTCTTCAATACATACTTGGAGAGCTAATCCACTTCTTTCAGAAAAAGACGTAGACGAAGCTCGACGTTCTATTACCAAAGCTCTTTATCTTCAAGAGTACGAGTGTGAGTGGACTACGACTGAATCTCAAATTTATCTTGATTTAGATGAAGAAAAACATGTAGGTGATTATATTGGAGAACGATTTGCTGAAGTTATAGGAGGACTTGATGTAGGCTATCGTGATGAAAATGTATTTGTCGTGATTGGTACAGATGGAGATAACTATTTTATTATTGATGAGTTCGTCTCAAAAGAATCTACAACATCTGAACTAGCAGCTGAAATACAAGAAAAAATTAATGAATGGGGAATAGATACTATTTATATAGACTCTGCAGCACAACAGGTAAAAGCTGATTTTGCTTATGATTATGACATCTACTGTGAGAACGCTATTAAATCAGTAAATGATGGGATAAATTCTATTCAAGTATTGATAGAACAAGATAGACTTTTCTTTGATACAGAGGGAGCTCGCCATACTTTTTCTGCAATGAGTTCTTATAAGTGGAATCCTAATACAGAAAACCCAAAACCAATTCATGATTGGGCATCGCATCCTTGTGACGCAGTAAGATATGCTATTTATACACATCAGAAAATGAGTAATATATCAATTTATGCTTAGAATAATTGTTTTAAACTACAAAAGACCTGATAATGTTCGTGCTATTTGTGATGCATTTCATCGAACTGTTCCAATAACTGTTATAAATAATAATCCTTATGAAACCTTTGAGTATCGTTCTCGTAAGGTAACGGTAATAAATAATGACAGTAATAAATATTGCATAGAACGTTGGTTACAGTGTTATAACTATACAGAGCCTTTTAAATTAATATTAGATGATGATTTAGTTCCTTCTCCTTTATTAATACAAAAGTTAAAGCGAAGAAATCAACCGCTAATAGGTATTTATGGAAAATCAGGTGTAGATAAGGCTAAAAAATATAATGATTTACGAGATCATTGGTGTAATAATTCACGTGTTGATTTTCTTGTGGGTTCTGTTTTAATGGTAAAACAAGAAGCTCTTGATGCCATAAAAGAAGATCTACTGACTTTTAAAGGGTTAAAGAGGGGTGATGATATAGTTGTAAGTTATTTAGTCAAAAAATATTATAAACTTGAAAATCTAGATACTGTAGTTGGTAAGGTATTAAATTTGCCAGAAGGAAATGTAGGTCTTAATCGTCATCCTGACCACTTTAAACTGCGCTGGGAGGTGCTTCAACAGTGTCTGAATTAAAAAGATTTCCAATAAAATATATAAGAGATTATATTAAAAAAGATTATAAATTACGAGATGAGTGTTATATTTGCGGTTCAACAGAAAAATTAGAACTTCATCATCTGTTTTCAGTCAGTCAACTATTTGAAAACTGGTGCGCAGAAAATAAGGTGAGTGAAATTGATACTGTTGAAAAAATTACTTCCCTTCGTGAGAATTTTGCTATAGACTGTAAGGAAAGTTTAGACCATCATAATCTTTATACTTTGTGTAAATCTCACCACGTGAGGTTACACACTATATATGGTCAAAGATATTCAAATCATTTAGTACCAAAAATTAAAAACTGGTTAGAAATTCAGAGAGAAAAAAATGGCAGATGAAGATAGAAAGACTTGGAGAGAATGGGCAGCTGAAAAGCTTAATCCAGCACAACCCTCAATCTCATCTTTAGAACCTTTTGCACTTCCCGAAACAATTGTAGATTTTGAACAAGCTTATCGTGAGATTGAGGTTGTCCATCGTGCAGTTGAAATGAATATTAATGCCATGAATGAGATTCCGCTCATAGTTGATGGTGGTGCTTCAAAAAAAGTAAATAAGATACTTAATGTAAAACCGAACCCCTTTGAAGACCGAGCTAGATTTTTTAGGCGTGCTTTTTTAGACTTTCATTTAGATGGTAACGCTTTCTTTTACTACGATGGAGCAGATCTCTACCTTCTCCCAGCAAATGATGTGGAAGTAGTCCCAGATTCAAAAACTTTTGTTTCTCATTATAACTATATAGTATCAAACCAACAACAAAGTGATTATTATGGCTTTGGAAGAGGTGCTCAAACACGTAAGGCTGAATCAATTCAGTTTGCTCCACAAGAAATAATTCATGTTATGAATGAGAATGAAAATTCAATTTTTAGAGGCACATCAAAGCTTAAACCTATTCTAAATTTAATGGAGCTTTACTTCTACATGATTAAGTTCCAACGTCAATTCTTTAAAAATAATGCTCTTCCAGGTTTTGTTCTTACTACAGACAATATTTTATCAAAACGAGTCAAAGAACGTCTATTAGAATCTTGGAGATCTAACTATACAACTCTTTTTGATGGTGCTCGTAATCCTGCAATTTTAGACGGCGGTTTAAAGATTGATGAATTCTCAACAAAGTCTTTCGACCAGCTTGATTTTGAAAATTCAATTGAACGTATTCAACAAGATATGTCTAAAGCTCTTGGCGTGCCTTATGTTTTATTAAAATCAGGTAATAATGCAAACATTGATGCTAATCAAAAGTTGTACTATCAACATACTATTCTACCTATGTTAACTCAGTTTTGTTCCGCGTTTCAACATTTCTTTAATGGGGGAGTTACTGTTCGTCCAGACAAGCTTTCAGTTCCTGCACTTCAACCAGATAATAGAACACAGGCTGTATATTACTCTACTCTGGTTAATACAGGAATTATTACCCCAAATGAAGCTCGTGAAGGATTAAGATTTCCAAAACTTGAAAATAATGATAACATAAGAGTACCACAAAACATCACAGGTAGCGCTACAGATGCTACTCAAGGTGGAAGACCCTCATCCGAGGAATCTATTAATGAGGAAGTACCCAATGAATAAAACATTTTATCTTAACAGTGCTTTCGAAAATAAAGGCATTTCTAAAAAAACTCGTGGTCTTAAAATCGCGGGTTATGCTAATACTATCGTTAAAGATCGTGCTGGTGATGTTGTAACAGCAGAAGCATGGGCTAAAGGAGTAAATAACTTTCTCCGAAATCCTGTTATGCTTTATCAGCACAAGCATGATTGTCCAATTGGACGCTTTGACCAAGTAAAGGTTGATAAGAAAGGCATTTATGTAGAAGGAACTGTGAGTGATGCTGCTGAAAAGAATCACGGCGTTCAGACACTCATTAGAGATGGAGCTCTTAAGAGCTTTTCCGTTGGATTCAGAGTAAAAGATGGTAAATATAATCGTGAAGATGATTCTATGTTGATTACAGATGTTGAGCTGTTAGAAATTTCAGTTGTCTCTGTACCTTGCAATCAAGATTCATTATTTTCGATTCGTAAATCTTTTGACAATGAAGATGAGTACAACGAATTTAAAAAATCTTTAAAAACAGCTTCTGAAGAAGAAGTAAAAATGATGCGTAAAATAAAAGCAGGAATCACCGATATGAGCGACGGTCATTACCACACAGTCGAAATGGACGAAAAAGGTAATGGTGTAACGACCTACGCATCGCACATGAAAAACCATGCTCATAAAATTGTTGGTGGTGTTGTGTTGGAGGCCGAAGGTCATACACATGATATTACCATGTCTGGTGTTCCAGTCCACAATATGGAGGAGGGCGAGGTTATTAACGAACGTCCAATGTCTCCAACCGAGGAGGAAGCAATGAGTAACTCAAAATCTGAGGAAGTTGTTGAAACTAAAGCTGAAGAAGCTGAAGTAGAAACAACAGAACTTGAAGTTACTGCTGAAACCGAAATAGAAACAACAGAAGAAAAAACTGTTGAAGATATAGAGGAAAAAGCAGAGACTGACGAGATTGAAGTCAAAGCTAACGCCGAGGAAGCTATTGAAGACGAGATGGAGAAGGATGATTCAGAAGAAGACGAGTTTGTAGCTCGTGATCCTAATGAGTCTATCCCGTTTGTTAATTTGCTTTCCGCAGACGCAAACTCACTTCAAAATGGAGACCTTGTAAATTATAATGAAAAAATGTACAAGGTCGCAAAGATCGCTACCGCCCAATCGCCAATCTTTAAATTTTTAGAGGTTGACGCAGAAGGCAATGATTGTGATAATGTTCTTAATGTGAATGCAGATGATCTTTCACAATCAAATCAAATTCAAAAAAGTGAAGACACGGTTTCTAACGAAAGTCTGACTAATGAGCTTCACGATCATTCTACAAAGGAGAACGACAACATGGCTGACCAAGTCGTAGATACAATCGACCTCGATACTGTTGCTAAAGAAGCCAATATCGAAGTTAACAAAGAAGCTACTCCAGTAGCTGAAGTGTCTGAGCCTCAAGTTGCAGAACTGGTTAAAAAGACCGGTGAAGCTATTATGAAAGAGTCAGACGCTCAAGATATGCAGAATCTTAAAGAAGAAAAAACTGCATATACCCCAAAAGAATCTGAAGAAGTTGCTGAACTTAAAGCTCAGATGAGCAAGTATCAGGAAGAAATTAACGCTCTTCAGCGTTCAAAAATGCATTATCAAGAACAGTCCCGTAAGGAACAGTTCTCTGAAAAAGAAATGGCTAATGCTGTAATGCTTGCTAAAATGCTTAACAAACGTGACGTATTCGATACCAAAATTGGTAATCGTATGAAAGCTGTCACATCTGTTGATCAGTTCCTTAGCAACTTCTCAAGCAACATTTACACTGAAATGGAACAGCAGCTCGTTGTAGCTCCTCTGTTCAACCGTGTATCTGTTGACGCGAAAACATTCCGCGTACCAGTCGCTGATGAAGACACCGATGGTGATGTAGCACAATTTGCTTCTGGCACATTTGCTACAGGCATTGCCGATGCAACTCGCGTACCAACCTCAAACCAGAACACCATTAGCTCTGTGGACTTTACTCCACACAAGTTTATGGCAACCACCCACCTCGCAAAAGACGAAGAAGAAGATACCGTTCTTCCTCTGCTCGACTTCTTGCGTGCAGCTGCAACTCGTCGTTTAGCACGTGCTATCGATAAGTCAATCCTTCGTGGTACTGGTGCTTTGACTGGCTTTACAGCACAACCTACCAACGCTATTACAGCTGGTACTGGTTATGCTTCTGTCATCGAAGGTATCACTAACCTGACAGGTGATGTCGGTGCTGGCTTGACCGTTGACACTGGTTCTGCTAACGATAAAGCTGATCCTTCAGACATCGCTGCAGCTCGTACAAAGCTTGGTAAATATGGTCTTCAGCTTGGTAATGACCTTGTGTACCTTACCACTATTGAAGGTTATAACAACCTTGTAACAACTTCTGACTTCCAGACAGTTGACAAGTTTGGTCCAAACGCTACCTACCTCACAGGTTCAGTTGGTGCCGTTTACGGTATTCCAATTGCAATCACTGAATTCTTGGATGTTGTCGGTTCTACCAACAACGACCTTGGTGTCCTGCTTTATAAGCCTGGCTTTATGATTGCAGAACGTCGTGGTATCGAGATTGAGAGTGAGTACGAACCACGTCAGCAGGTTACTGCTATGTACATGAGCACTCGTATTGACTTTAAAGCTCTTACAACCAATGCAAGTTCAGCTCTGGATGCTACTAAGTACCCATATGCTGTTACTGTTGAAGCTGGTTAATCTTAGATTAAACATCTTTGAACTACACAGGGGGAGGCGGTCATCGCCTCCCTTTTCATTATAAGGAGAATAATATGTCTAAAATTCCAAGTGATATTACAACTGCAGAAGCAGCCCGTCATTGGTTACGAGTAAATGGTCACAGTGTAGAAAAAACTGAAGCTCTTGTAGCCGAGTGGATTAATTCTGGACCAGACTTAGCAGCAGCCCCCGCTCCTGTTGAAGAAGAAGCAGCAGCCTCCGCTCCTGTTGAAGAAGAAGCAGCAGATGAAGAAGAACAATCTTCAACTTCTATTTGGAAATCTAAAAAGAAATAAGTGAGAGATAAATGGTAGATCGTTTAGAAGAGAATCAAGGAAAATATCCTTATGTAACACTAGCTCAGGTAAAAGATTACTTGAGCATTTCTTCCAATACTCAAGATGCTCGTTTATCTAACATCATCAATTATGCAACTGGTGTAGTAGAGCACTATATCGGGCAAGAAATTTTAGCTAATGATTATGTAGAGGTATTTGATGGAGGGAAATCCTCTGTCATGATTTCTCGTCTTCCACTTTCTAATGTATATCAAGTAACAGAGTTCAATGGGTCAGAGGATGTAATTTTAGCTGACCCAACTACCATTGGGCGCCCTGTAAGAACTCAAGACACTCAAGCAGTTTCTTTAAGTTTTAAAAACGATGCACACTTAAATTCAAGAGTAAAAAAGTTTGGAAAATCTTCTCTCGAAGTAGATTTAAATGATTTAGTTTCAGGTGACATTCCTGAAAATTTAGAATTCGAAGATGGTGATTTTACAGTTGAATTATTTGTTCGCAGTGATAAAGCGACTCCACCTCAAAACAACCTTATCAGATTTAACACAGATGCGACAAATTATATGGAATTTGGTTTTGATGCTAACGATACAACAATTTTTCAAAGTCGTTTTGGAGGAGCTGCTACTTTAGTAAGAGGTACAGGAGTTACAACAACTGCGAATTATGTTCCAAGATTTTTTACACACGTAGCATGGTCTTTTGATTCACAAAATCAACGACTATATACTCATTTAAATGGTAATTTATTTACTAATGCAAGTTATACTGAATCAAACCACACTTTTACAGCAAATGTGGAGATAGGCGGTAATTTTGCTGGATATATTGATGAAGTAAGATTCTCTAATAAAGCTCGATATAAAGAAGCTACTATTACTCCTCCAACACAGCGTTTTAGACCAGATGGTGAAACTGTATTTCTGTGTCATTTTGATGGAAAAAACGGTGCTACAGAAGCAAAAGATGCTCATAATGCTACAAATGAATATAATTTCTCTCGTGATATGGGCGAAGTAACTCGTGATACAGGTGCCGTTGGAGTAAGAGGCTCATACCCAACAGTTCGTAACAACTATCCAGCAATGACTTTATCCGGTCCTCCTTCGTTTGCACCATTTCCTTCAGGAGTAAAAGTAGAATACCGTGCAGGATATGAGTCTGCTGATGTTCCACAAGATATTCAACTTGCTACACTTGACATGATTAAACTACTCTACAAACAAGATCAAGAGAAAAAAGGTTTCTCATTTGAGGGAGAACGCGGAGATAATTATCCTTTAGCTGGAAACTTTCCTCCACATATTCGCCGTATTCTAGATCTATATAGGATTATTTCATAGTGGCACGTCCAGTTTTACGTAGGAAAAATCCAAACTTAGCAGCATTAGGTAAATCATCTGCAGTCAAAGGAAAAATGACTGTTGATATAAATTCTCCTATTGTTCCAGGACGTGCTCTTGCTCTTCGTAAAAAATATGATAAAGAAACCACTGCTCTAAGAAACGTTGCTATACGAATTGTATCTGATTTTATATCTGAAGAACTTGTAGGATTTGGTAAAAAGCTAACAAAACAACAAGAAGCTGCTTTTGCTACACCTAAAGCAGCTCCTGACGGTGTTGTTGATGTTAATGAATTTGAACGAACAACAGGTCAAAGAATTTCTCAGACTAATGTTTTAAAAGGCACAGCAGCTAGAAATGTAGGGTTTTTTGAAGCTAAATTAAAAGGATTAGGTCAAACTGCTGAACCTGAGATTACTTCTGTAAGTATTGGTAGAGCTTCAGGTCAATTTGAAGAAGTTACCAGCGCTTTACGGCAGGGAGGAACAAAAGGACTGACAGGTGCTGCTGCCGTTAATTTATTGTTTTCACCTTCTTTAATAAAACAAAGAGAAGCTTTATTAACACAGACTAAACAAAAGTTTGAAAACTTTTTGTTAATTCAGGTAACAGATGCAGATAAAAAACCTACGCAAGAATTGCTTTTTTCTCCAACTCCTCTTGCAGGTGTAAGATTTGATGAAGCATATTTAAATAAATATTTTGATGTACGATTTCGTAGTGCTTACTTTGGATCTAAATCTCCAAAAGCTGGAGAGATAGAAAGATATCGAGTTTCTATAACACCAAAACCCTCTCTTTTTAACTCTTTTAAATTAGCTCCTATAACAAAAAAAGTATTTGAAACTCAAAAGAAGGCTGGATTTAAAGTTTCAAGTGAGTTTGATAAGTATATAAGAAAAAGAGGTGCTGAACTTTCAGCTAAAGGAACTTCTAAAGACAAGGTTGACAGAATTTTAGGTTTTTTAATTGCTTTTGCAGAAGAGTTTAAAGAAGGCGGATTGACCCCTCTTACAATAAAAACTAAAATTCAACAGCCAAAAGTCTCCAAAATTCCAGGCTTTAATATTGCTGTTAAAGGTAATCAGCGTCAGAAAACACAAAAATTTATTTCTGGAGCTCAAATATCAGCTCTTGTTCGTAAAAGACTTGGCGATAAAATGCCAAAAGGCCCTAGAAGAGGGCCACCACTGGCTGCTGATATTTTAACTGAACGTTCAGGTCGTTTTAGATCGAGTGTCCAGGTTATACCAGATTACAGAAGATCTGTTATGGCATTCTTTTATGACCCTATTTATAGAGTATTTAATAATACTCCAAGAGACCCTGACAGATTTGTTGGTGAAACAGTTCGTGAAGTAGTGCAGGGACTGTATAGCAGAGCATTTTATATAACGAGAACATAATGGCATCTAGACGCAAAGAAATTGTAGAGTATATAGTAACACAACTAAAACAAATTGATGGAGAAACCTCTGGTTTTAACCCATCATATACGTATTTTAATAACCTCTTTAATAATGTTTTTCGCAAGTTGAAGTTTTTAGATGAAGTAAACGATTTTCCATCTATTTACGTCAGCGCTGGTACCGAAATTAGAGATTTTAATTCTAAAAGTTTGACGGTAGGAACATTAGACGTTACCATAAGAGCATACGTATTTGGAGAAGATAATTCTCAAAACCTCTCTGATAGCTTAGTTCAAGATATTGAACATGTTATTTATTCATTAGGGGACAATCCTGATAAAGGGATATTAGATATAACCATAGATAATATTTCTACTGATGAAGGATTAGCCACTCCTTATGGGCTCGCAGAGGTAGAACTAACAATAGTCTATAGAATAGACGGATAAGGAGAAAAGGGATGGCATCTCTTAATTTACAAAGAAATTCAGAGGTCTTTATGTCCACTGTTGATTTGCTCAACGGTGCTGCAGTAACTGCTATGACCCCAGAAAACACTTGGAAACTTGAAGTGTTAGCAGGTTTTGCAGCTACATCTACCTCTGCTACACAGGACATTACAAGCCTTGAATCAGGTACAAATCCTGATCGCTCACAGCAGCGTTTTAATACTGCTATTAACCCAGTAGATTGGAATCTTCAGGTTTATCTTCGCCCAACCGGTGTAGTAACTGGTGCTACTGCTGGAGGTACAGATGCAGGTACAACTCAGACAGGTAACGTAAAACCAGTAGCTGACTGGTTTATGTGGCAGTCATTAGTATCTAATACTCAAGTAGCTGATGGTACAGATGAGCAATCAGTTTGGGAATCAGGCGGAAAACTTCAAACAACGAATGTTGCAGCCGGTACAGGCTCACACTCAACTCGTTCAAACTTCTCAACCGCTGTTGAAAACCATATGTACTTTAAGATGGATAACGTTGTCTATCAGGTATCTAATGCTACTATTAATCAGGCAAGTGTTGATGCAGGTATTGAAGAGATCGCAACAGTAACATGGACTGGTTTTGGTACAACATTGAAAGAACTGACTAGCACTCAACGTGATAATGCAATTTCAGTATTTGGCGGTGTGTTAAATGATGGTTCTTCTGTAACTGCTAACTCAAATGCTAGCGAAGCTACAGTAACTGCACACTATCACCCATTTAATCAGATGAATGTTGCTGGTTCTGTTGGAACTAACTCATTCATTAAGAATCGTTTGAGCGCAATTGAATTCCATCATCAGCCTTCAGCTGGTGGAGCAGATGTGAAATATACGTTCCCAGTTACAGCTGTTAGCTTTGATTACAATAACAATATTACATATTTAACACCAGAAGAACTTGCTAATCTGAATGAACCAATTGGTCAGTTCACTGGTACACGTGCTGTAACAGGTTCAGCTACTATGTATCTTCGTGCTGGAGATACTGAATCAGCTCAGTTCCTGAGAAACATTCAGAATGATTCTCGTACAGCTTCTGCACAAACATCTAATGCTAACATCATCATTGGTGGGACAACTGCTCCTTATGTAGCGTTCCAGCTTGATGCTGTTCAGTTTGAGTTCCCATCACTGGCTGTTGAAGACGTAATTTCAATGTCAGTCAACTTTGTGGCTCAAGAAACTACTGCCAATAAAGGCACAGGTGGTGAAGTAACAATCTTTGCTGCTAAATCTTAATTAAGTGTTTCTGAGGGGGAACACTAACACTTTTTAACCAGAAGAGTGCCCATCACTTGCAAATCAAGGTTCCCCCTCACCTTAGAGAAGCAGATATGTGATGGGCACTCGTATTTTACGAGGGGAAATCATGAGTAAAATCAAAAATCTAATTGCGAAAGAAACTACAAGCTGGATTCCTTTTCCAGATGTTGAGGGTTTTGAGGTACATCTTTGTTTTTTAACTAGAGAAGACCTGTTAAAGATTCGCAACCAATCACTAACATTCAAGTTCAATAAACGTACTCGTCAACGAGAAGAAGAAATCGATAATGATCGTTTCTTAGAAGCCTATGCAGGAAAAGCTATCATGGGCTGGCGAGGACTAAAGATTAAACACTTACCTATGCTACTTCCAGTTGATATTTCAGGTGCTGACGGAAATGAAGAAGTTGAATACTCAGAAGAAGAAGCAATTGACTTGCTCAAGTCTTCTACGGTATTTGACCAATTTATCACAGATGCAATGAATGACTTTGAGCAGTTTTCAAAAAAGAAAGCTGACGAAGCAGCAAAAAACTAACTGAATACCTCCAGAACTCTTTACACGCTGGAGGTATGAACGCTGAACAGTATATTGATATGTGTGAGCAGATGGGTTGGGAAGTTGATGAAAATCAAATACCAAAAGACCCATCTGATTTACCATTAGAAGCTCAACAAGCTTTAATCCTTTTAAATTCTCTGCCCGACAATTGGGAAGGTATGAATGGAACTTGGTTAGGTAAAGATTATAGTGGTCTTGGAACTATAATGGATATTTATGAAATTAGTAACCGTAAAACAGTTTTTGAACTATTAAAGGTTGCGGAATCAGAAATGTCCAAGTATTATAGTGATAAAGCTAAACAACGTGAGTCTTTAGCAAAGACTCAGAGAGGAAGAACTTAATTGGCCAGCCAAACAATCACCACTAGATTTAAAACTGAAGGCGCACAAAAAGTTGTAAAAGATACTGATCGAATTGGTAAAGCCCAAACTCGATTAGGTCAAGCTTCTGCATCTTCTGGTCGTCAGTTCTCCGCTCAAGCTGCTGGTTTAGGTGGTGTAGTAGGTGTCTATGCAGCCGCTGCTGCAAACATCTTTGCTCTCACCGCCGCTTTCACAGCTCTTAACCGTGCAGCTCAATTTGAAACAATCATTCGTGGTACACAACAGTTATCTGCAGCAGTTGGCACATCTGCTAACTCTGTTATTAAACGTCTTCAAGATATTACGGGCGGTCAGCTTTCTATTGTTCAAGCTGCTGAAGCTGCCAACCTTGCATTATCTGCAGGTTTTAATACCGATCAAATTGAACAACTCGGTCAAGTAGCTTTTAAAGCTTCAAGAACATTAGGTAGAAGCTTACCTGACGCTATTGAACGTGTTTTTAGAGGTACAATCAAATTAGAACCAGAACTTTTAGACGAACTTGGTATTTTTACTCGTCTTGACCCTGCAGTAGAAAAGTATGCTGCGTCTCTCAACAAATCTACAACAACTCTTACTGCGTTTGAACGTCGTCAAGCATTTGCTAACGGCGTTATAGGCGATGGTACTGCTGCTTTTTCTGATGTTATTATCTCTACTGAAGATGCTACTGCCTCTTTTCAACGACTAGCTGCGCAGTTTGCTGACCTTGCGATTAAATTTGGTAATATTATTGCAAACATTCTAGCACCTTTTGCAGACTTTTTAGGACAAAATTTAGGTAATAAACTTTTACTTTTAGGAGCTATTGGTGCTTTAGTGTTTAATCAGCTAGGGGCCAGTATTGGAGGATTTGTTACAACAGGTTTAACAAAACTTTCTCAAGGATTAGTGAATGCAACAGAGCGTTTAACTACTTTTGGTAGAACAGCAAAAGCTCTTGCTCCAGAGTTTCAAGCAGCAGGTCAAGCTTTTGTAGGCGGTGGAGCTCTTCCAGGAGCTGGTCGAGCTGCGGGTGCGGAAATTAAAAGAGTTTTTGCAGAAGGCACAGTTTCTACACAACAGGCACAGGTCTTTGCAAGAGATTTAAAGGATTTAAAACAAAATGAATTAAACTTACAAAAAACATTAAATGAAGAAAAGAAAATCGCTGGTAAATTAACAGAATCACAACAGAAACAATATGATCAATCTGTACAAAGACTAGGTGCAATAGAACAGTCACAAAAAGTAGTCAATCAAAGGCTCAAAGCAGCAGGACCATTTGCGAGTGCATTAGCTTCTGGATTAAATCTTGCGGCTACTGCCATGAGAAATTTAGCCGCAGCTGCAAATGCAGTTTTAGCTGTTCTTGGTCCCATATTTGCTATTATTGGTATAATTCAGCTAGTAGGTTCTGTATTTGGTGTTGATGTGCTTGGCGGCATAACAGACTTTTTTAAAAACTTAACTAAAGATTCGCGAGATGCTGAAAAAGGGTTAAAAGACTTTGGAGCCGCAGCTGCTTCTGTTAGTGCTGGACCTTTAGCTGACTTAAGAGAAGAGCTTGGGTTAACTCGCTCTGAATTTGCAGGAGTAGTCGAAGAAGCTATAAAATTAAGAGAACAAGGTGGCTATGACTTTGGGGCATTTGGTCCTGATCTATTGGACTTACAGACCTCTCTCAAAGTTTTAGAGGCTGATTTAGAAAGACTTACAGCCCAAAAAGAAGCTGGAACAGGAACTTTTTTTGGATTACTTGATAAAGACAAACAAATTGAAGATACAAAAAAAGAGATCCAAGCACTTGAAGTTGCTATAAGTGATTTACAGCTTCCTACAGGAGAAGCTGGTCTTGCAATTACTCGTCTAGCAGAGGCTGGTGAGATAGAAATTGAACAGCTTCAAAAAGCTTTTGCAAGAGGTATTCTTAATATTAATAAAGATACTAATGATTTACAATTGACTTTTGAAACTTTTTCTCAAACAGTTCTTGAGTCTGGAGAAAGTATAGATTCTCTTACAGAGGAAGCTAAAGCACTCTCTGCAACTTATGCTACTGCAGCACTAAAAGTTCAAGAATTTTATGAAAATTTTGAAGGCGGTAGATTAAGTGCTGATAGAGCTGCAAAAGACTTTGGAGTAATTAATAATGTAGTTAATGACTTGAGAGCACAGATAGATGATTTACCTGATGGACCTTTTAAAGCAGAGTTTTTAGAGTTTATTAACAATTCATTAGATGGAACAGTTAGTCGTGCTGAAGAATTAAATGATAGATTTCAGACTCTTGATAAGTTTGCACAACAACTTCGTAAAACATTTTCAGGAGAGCTTGGTTTAGCAGATTCTGCTATTTTTACTGGTGATGTAGGTCTTTTTGGTGATATAGCCAAAAATGATTCAGAGCGTTTATTAAATCTTTCTGAAGTTGTAAATTCTGTATTTACAGAAGCAGCAAAGATTCGTTCTGATTTTGAACAAGCATCAATACGAGGAGGTGGAGTCTTTGATAGAGAAAAGCTTGAGGCTGATGAGAAAAAGATATTTGAAATTAGAGACATTTTGATCAAAGGCTACTTAGGCTCTATCATTAAAATTACTCAAGAACAAGAAAAATTAAATCAGTCACTAGAAAAGCAGAAAAAAATATCTCAATCTACTATTGAAGTTCAACGTGCTAATCTACAGGTTACAAAAGCAAACACAGCTCTTACAACAGCACAACAAAAAAACAGAATTAATGCAGCAGAGCGAGAGCGTGACTTTATTCTTCAAAACCGTGATATCACAGAGCAAGGAATCTCACTCAGACAAATAGAAAACAGTGCTTTAGAAGCAACTCTTAACACTCAAAAAGAACTTCTCTCATTAAAAGGGCAAGAGTTAAAGTTAAGTCAAGATTTAGCAAAAACTCAAATCGAGATAGGATTTGCAGCAGCTGAAGGTAGAGACGCTCAAGCACTGGCTAGAGCTCAAGGAGCTCTTCAAACTGCAGAAATGAGAGGCATTTCTACTCGACGTGAATTAGTTCAGCTTCGACTTAATGTAGCTGAAGTAGAATTTAGAAATGCTAACAATGCTTTTGATCGTCAAGAAGCTCTTGCACAAGTTGAGGCACAAAATGCTCGTGAAAATATTGCTCAAAGATCGATGATGATTGAACAAGAACGAGTAATTGCTGAAGCAAGAATTATAAATGAACTTGAAATCTTAAGAGCCCAAGAACAGGCAAGAGTAAAACAAGCGAAGATCGAACAACAAGCTCTAAATGATGAGGAGGGATTGATAGAGTTAAGAAGGAATGCTGCATCCGCTTCTCAAACAGCTGCTAAAAAGTCAGCAGAAGCTGCAAAACTACAACGAGATCTTGCCTTGAAACAGCAGATTGCTGAATTAGAGTTAGTAAAACAACAAGCTGCAGTGTTTAGTGGGTTTATCTCTAACTTTGGTTCTTTGATAGAAGGTCTTGCTGAAATTGCTAGTGTTTTAGGCGGAGATGTTGGGTTTGACTTTGAAGCATCTGATATTTCAGCTGACGTAGATGCAAATATTGCCGCCTTACAGCAGTTATTAACTGATAGTTCTACAGTTTACAGTATTCAAGTGCTATCAGCCAAAGAAGCAAGAAAAGCAACAGAGGCACAAATTCAAGCTGATAAAATACTAATCGATATTAACAAGCAAAAAACCGAAGAAGTTGAATCTTCTCTTGTAAGAATCTTTGAAGCTCGTCAAGATTCACTTTTAGATGAACTTGACGCAACTAATTTAACTTCTCAAGCAAAACAAAAGCTTTTATCCCAAGAATTAGCTCAAACAGAAGCTAATTTAGTACTACAACTTGAAAAAGTTGGTATTGAACGCACAGCTGCTGAAGAGATTGTTCGCATTGCTCGCGACCGCGCAGCCTATGAAATATCTGAACAAAGACGTATTGATGCTGCCTACGCAGCTTCTAAAGGCATTGTAATGAACTATGTCGAAAACGGCTTGATGGAATTGAATACAGCTCTAATTGAGGGCGATCTTACATTCAAAAACATAGCTAAAGGTTTCAGAGATATGCTTGGCTCAATGCTTCGTGAAATTCAATCAGCTGTATTCCGCCAAACTATTGCTGCTCCGATAGCAGAATTTGTTGGCGGATTGTTTGCAGCTGGTGGTCGAGTACATCTTGCTGGTGGAGGATCTATGAAGCGCGACCGTGTCGCGGCTATGCTCGAACCTGGTGAATATGTAATTCGTAAAGAAGCTGCAAAAAAGCTTGGCATGAGCAAACTGCAAGAATTAAATGCTGGAGTTTCAGACGATCCTATAGCTCGTATTATAGCTTATGCTTATGGCTCAAAAGTAAAGAGTAAAGCAGCTGGCGGAGGCCTGGGGTTTGGCAATCCTGCTGACATAGGTTATGGAGGAACAGGCATTGGACCAACAGGAGTAGGACCAAGCACAAGTCCTGGTGGGTCATTTTCTTCAGGAGCAGGAGAGTCAATCACCTCCTTTGCTCCAAGCTCTAGCATAGGTCCAACTTCTGTAACTCAAGGATTCTTTGCTAATGCTACAGATACAGGTTTTGGTTCACTAGTTTCAACCACACCTTTTGGTCCTCCAACTGTAACCGATAGCATAATCGGTAAATTGGGTGGTAGCACCTACATGAATACTCCTCAAATCACTGAAGGCAAAATGAATCAGTTAAATGCAGATGCTCAACAGGCTCAACAAATGGCAGAAGAAGCTGCATCACTTATTTCAGAAGGATATACTGATAGTCAAATATCTGCTTTCCAAACTATGCAAAATATAGCTAGTGAGATTGGCGCACCTGGAGACTTTGGTCCTGAAGAAGCTCCAAGTCTTTTGAGTGAGGTTCAAAATAATCAAAAGAGTGGGCAAGGTTTACAACAAGCGTATAACAACGCGTTTAAAGGTGCTCCTCAACAGTTTATAGAATCATTAGCTCCAACAACTCCTTTACAAGGACTAAGCTTAATAGCTGGTACAGGATTGATCGGTGAAACTGCTCAAGCCATTTCACAGATATCAGGTGCTCTTGGCTTTGCATCAGATGTAGCAGAAGGTGAAAATGCTATTGGGCAAGCTCTTGGACTAGGTAAAGCATCAGGAGGCAAAATTATGCGCATGGCTGGTGGCGGTTCTGTTAATTCACGCGATAGAGTACCAGCTTTGTTAGAGCCTGGTGAGTTTGTAATTCGTCGTCCAGCTGCAAAAGCTATTGGAGGTGCTGCATTAAATCAAATGAATGCTACAGGAAAGGCTCCAAGCATTTCTGTTAACATGACAAATCAAGGAGCTCCTAAAGATGTTGCTGTTGGGGCTCCAAAAATTAATGGCGATAAGATCATTCTAGATATTATCACTCGTGATTTACGAAACAATGGCTCAATTAAAAAGACACTGAGAAAGGGTAAATAATGGCAACGTATCCAGATAATGCAACAGCTCCTATTACGGCTTTTCCAGTAGTTACTACAGTAACTTACAATAACACTGGAGCAGAAACAGTATTCAATCTTTCTGGCACTGCAGATCATTCAGGCGAAATTGTAGCTTTTGCTGATGGTGTGACACAAGCTACAACTGGTTACTCTGTATCTAACGGAGGAGCTACAGTAACTTTTGTAACAGCTCCAAATGCGTCAAACTTAACTCTTCAAACTGTTTCAATTCCATCAAAGTTACGTACACTAAGATCAACTTTTTCTGCTCGTGCTCAAGAGTATTCTAATACAGCGGCTGATGTTGTAGATGGAAACACATATCTTATAAACGGAAATACCGTTACTTTTGCAATGCCAGCGGGCACTAATGTAGCTTCTCTATCAGATTTTCAAGTATTTGTTTCAGGTGTATATCAACAAGACACTGCCTATGTATGGCCATCTACAGTTCTAGGTAGCAGAGGAATTGATATTGCAGATAATGGAGCAACAAAACTACTATTAAACTTCACATCTAATATAACTGATGAAAGTGAATCTGCTCACACAGTCCTTAAAACAGGAGGAGCTGCTACCTACACTACATATGGAACAGATACGTTTATTACTTTTGACGGTTCAGATGATGTATTAGATATTGCTTCTTCAGACGATTTTAACTTGCAAGATAGTTCTTTTACTTTTGACACTTGGGTTCGTCCTGACACAGGAACTCAAATGACCTCAAACCAAACACTATTTGCTCGATATGATGATGCAGATAATTACTACGTGTTACGAATTGTGGGATCTAATTCTAATATAGGTTATGTTGTAAGCACTACTGAGGGAGGAATCAATGAAGTTTATGGTGGTAATGCTAATGGAGGTTCGAATTATCATGTAGCTGTATCTTATGATTCTCACGTGTCAAATCTAAGATTGTATGTTAATAATGTTAATGTAGGTCATCTTAATTATCAGGCTGAAACAGCTACTGGAGGTAATGTAACTATTGGTTCATCAACAGTAGGGGGTTCTGAACTTTTAACTGGTAATGTGTCCTTTGCTCGTTTAGCTCATGCAACTCGCTACCGTTCTGAATCAATTCAACCAATTGGTAATACTTCAGCACTTACTATTCAATCTGGAGCTCCACTTGGATCTATCGATCAAACTGATACACTTTCTATAAGAGTTTTTGACTCTCCTACTTCAACTCTTGATCGTTTTACATCGATGATAGATCGTAAACCTGACAACGGAATTGAGTCACAGCGTCAATTTGATGTTACGACTTTTACTTCACAGGCAGGTTATGAGAAACGTCGCTTAAAGTCTCGTCGCTCTAAGCGAAACTATCAACTTTCATATACAGCAATAACTGGTGTTGAAAAAACTGCGATTGAAAACTTTTATAATGCTAGAAGCGGAGAATTTGAATCATTCAGTTTTGACTTGGCACACATCAATGAAACTGGTACAATAACTACAAGATTTTCAGGCCCCCTTTCTATTGAACAAACCTATTCTACAGGCTCACGGTTAATTGATAACTATTATACTGTATCGTTTACACTTCAAGAGGTTTTTGACTAATGAGCGCTCGTGCTTATGATGTGATTTTAACAGTTGATGATGCTTCTGGGTTCCAAAGTACTAATTCTATTATTGGAGTTACTACTGGAACAACAGGTATAATTGCAAACGTTGATACTTCTACAAATCAGCTAAAAGTTAAACTCAATAACCTTCAACAAGAGTTTTCTTCGTCAGAAGATATTCAATCAAACACTATTAGTACTCAAACTGTTATAGAAGCTGATAATTACTATTTTGATATAACAAACGCAGAGGTTCAGTCAGATAATCAAAATAGAGTATTAATTACAACTCGACACCCACATAGCATTCCTTCATCAGCTATTGACGCTAATCCTACTTTTGGGAATACTCTTATTCCTGCACCCACAACTGTAACTATTTCTGATGTTGGTGGCATGACTGAAATTAATGGTAGTAAATCGGTGGTTGGTGTTGGTAGAAGAACTGTAGCTTTAGCTGAGATTCTTGTCAGCAATGCTGCGGGTACTTCATATGGGTACACTGATGGAAGTGGTTACAGTGCTTATACAAGTGGAGGCAAACTAGTTACTCCTTCATTAGAAGGGGACGGATTATTAACAACTGCTAATACTTATTTAAGTAATGTTTATGCTGGTAATGTTACAACTGCTACAGCTACAATATCTTCTATTGCTCAAAGTGCATTTAAAGCCGAAAAAAATGCTTTTACTCAAAATCCTGTTGTTCGATTATACTCTATTTATTATCCTGGTGAGTGGTATCCACCAAATAAATCTGGCAATCCTACAGGTCAAGGAGCTGGTCGAGCATGGCCTGTTGATTTTCCTATTCGGTTTGCAGAGATTGTTGGAGATCTAACTTCAGATATACTTTACAATGTTTCTTACGGCGGTACTTCTTTCATACCGTTTCCAGTAAATTCATCAACAATTTCTCAAGGCTCTGAAGGCGCTATTGAAGAAGTTACTATTGATATTTTTAACGTGGACAATATTATTACTAGATTAGTTGAAGATCCTTTTATAACAGGTAATAACTCTTCTAACTCTGTTGTGGCATTAGTTAATGGTGAATTTGTTCACGGAATTGATCCCCGAACTGTTGACGCAGATCCCTCTGATGTAGGTTCAGTAGGAGATGAAGCGTTTGATTCTTTAACTCGTGCTCGTGCTAATGGACTTAGTTTTTCTCAATCTATTATCGATTCGACCTATGGAAAAGCAAATGCATCTTTTACAAGAACAGAGACTTTATCTGTAGGAGGTACGTGGACAGAACAAAAATCAGATTCTCGTGATTTACTAGGAGGAATAGTAGAAATACAAACAACATTTGCAAACTTTTTAGATTATTGGCCAGAATATAGCTCAGTTCAATCAGTTAATTCGAATGTAATTGAAGTTTATAATACCCTTCCATACAGAGTAGGTGATAATGTTAAGTCCTCTACAGGAGATACCGAAGCAACAATTCAATCTATTGAGAGAAATTCTTTTTTATTTTTATCTAACGAGCTTGATGCAAATACCTCATTTGGATCAGCAATTTATATTATTAATAGCGAAGCTGATTCAGAGTCTTACATAGAAGATAGATTTAAAATTGATCAACTAGAAAAATTAAATGACTCTGTTGCTACCTTTAATTTAATTTCATGGCTTCAATATTTTAAACTTCAAACTCCAAAACGCAAATATTATAAAAATACATGTCAATGGACTTATAAAGGTGCTGAGTGTCAGTATCCTGGTCCAGCAGGTGGTACCATTCCTGGGACCTCCTTATCTGCCAATTCAAATCCTATTGCCGCAAATAACCAAATAGCTTCTGACGCTTCAGGCGATGTTTGTGGCAAATCAATTCTTTCTTGTACACTTCGTAATAATCAAATACATTTTGGCGGTTTCCCTTCCACTGGGAGAACTATTCCTCGTGTCTGATTCAAGATGCATACTTCCATGGATTCATCAATACGGTGACTTATCAGGTCATTACGGTGTTTGTTGTTTTTCAATTTATCACGAAGAAGGTAATACTTTTGCAAAAGGTCAATCACCAATAGAGGCTTTTAATCATCCTTTTATGAAATCTACTAGGGTAGAAATGCTTAAGGGAAATCAACCTTCTGCATGTAAAATTTGTTATGACTGGGAGAAGAATGGTATTCAGAGTCATCGTCTTAAAATGAATAATAGATTTTCTCATTATTCTTTTAAATATGATGAAACTGAAAAAGACGGATTTGTAACTACTCCACCGATTTATATTGATTTTAGATTCGGAAACCTGTGTAACTTTAAATGTAGAATGTGTGGTTCATTCTCTTCTTCTTCTTGGTCAAAAGAAGCAAAGTTTCATGGGTTCATGAAAGAGACTGACCCTAATCATTTTGATTATTGGACAGATAATAACAATTTTTGGAATGATATTGAAGTAATTAAGAAGTATATTAGAGTTATATATTTTGCAGGCGGTGAGCCTTTTGTTCAAGAAGGTCATTATAAGATGCTAGAATTTTTAGTTAAAAACGATTGTAGTAAAAATATCGAATTAACTTACAATACTAATTTATCTTATAACGGAATTTTTAAAAGTTACAACATAGAAGATTTATGGAAAGATTTTAAAAAAGTAGATCTTTGGCCTAGTATTGAAGGGTATAAGCTCAGAGCAGAGTACGGCAGAAAAGGATTAGAATGGTCCTTATTTGAATCAAATGTTAAAAGATTTTTACCTTATATTTCTACATTTTCCATTGTAAGCAGTGTCTATTCTATTTCATCTAATTTTGATTTGCTTAAATGGATTAAAAAATTAGGTAAAGATTTTAATATTACTAATTTAGTACACCCTAATTATCTTTCATCTAGTATTTTAGATCAAGAAACAAAAAAAGTTGTAATTTCAAGTTATAAAGAGTTTTTAAGAGATAACGTAAATATTTTTAGTAAATACGAAGTAAATACTATTTTTGATTCTCTTAGACATATGCAAGCAAATGATGATTCTCACTTAGCTCAAGAATTTAAGCAATATAATAAAATACTTGATTTATATAGAAACGAATCTTTTGAAACTACTTTTCCTGAGTTAGCAGAATGGTACAGAAATATCTAGGAATTAAACATGAATACGGAGAGACTGATTGTATTGAATTAATTCGTAAATTCTATATAAAAGAACTATCAATTGACTTTCCCCTACCTTCCTATCCTAAATCTAGAGATTGGATGAAGCAATTTACAACTAATCATGTTGATGAATGGGCTTCAACGTGTGCTGTAAAAGTAAAATTGACAGAAGCAAAAAACTATGATGTAATAGCTTTTAGATCAATAAAATCAAATTTAATAACACATTTTGGTTTGTTTTTAGCACCGACACAAATGCTTCACATAGAGGAGGGGGGTATCTCACGTGTTGAAACTTTATCTCAATATTGGGTAGAGAGACTGCATGCCTTTTATCGCCATGAATCAATGGTATGAAAAATATATAAATATTCCCTATAAATTATTTAGCACAGATCCTGATGAGGGGTTAGATTGTTGTACTTTAATGGCCTATATCTTTAAGCAAGAACTTGGTATAACAATTCCGTATACTACTAGTGATTTACTAAAAATAGCTGATGATGAATGGTATATGAAAAGCCATGATCAGCATATTTTAGACTTATCTAATAACGGAGATTGGATTGAGGTAGAAGATTTAGAGAAATTTGATTTAATCTTAATGTGTGTAGGTTCTACAAATGTTGTAAATCACGTTGCAATGTATTTAGGAAATAATAAAATTTTACAAATGTTATTTAATAGAAATAGCGATGTGTATGATTATCATAGATATTTTAAACAATATACAATAAAGAAAGTAAGATGGAAAAATTTAAAAAATTAACTGAAGATATGAATAATCACTCTTTAAGAGATTATCCACGTGAAGCTGTTGGAATCATTACTAAAGATTTTACATATGTGCCGTGTGAAAATATTAGTGAGCACCCTTTACACACTTTTATATTAGATCCTGCTGCTTTAGTTAAATATGATGATAATATTTGGGGCATATTTCATTCACATCCTGGAGATGAAAATCCCATTCCAAGTTCTGAAGATAAAGATAGTGCTACTTTTCAACAGTATAAATTTTTAGTTGGGTTTAATAATAAATTTAATATATACTGGTACAATAAAAATATTGACGCTCTTATGTTTGAAAGATTTGAGGAAAAACACCTTGTTAACTAAGATAAATATACATTCATCATTTTCTCACTTGTTCTCACAACGAGAGTTACGTGCTGATTTATCACGTTATGATGACTTACCTAGATATCTTGGTTCTATGCATCCAAGATTTGCTGAATATGCGAAAAAAATATATTTAGAAGAGGTAGAAGATGGTTATGTTATATTAGATAAAAACTTAAACCTGATTACTGATGATAGTTTATTAATTAAAAAAATTAAAAAAGATGATGAATTTTATTTAGTTCCTTCAATAACTGGAGGAGGTGGTAAACGTTTAGGTAATTTGGTAAAAGTAGCTGCTATTGCTACGGCAGCTTATTTTGCTTTTCCTTATATAGCAAGTGCTTTTGCTCCCACTGCTGGCTCATCTGCTGTTGCAGCTTCTGGAGCTACAGGAGCGACTGTTGGTGCAGAAGCAGGAAGAACGATAGCTATGAGTACTACTCTTGCACCAACTTCTGCTGCTGCTGCTACTGCTACTAGTGCTGGATTAGGTATTTCTGCTTCAACTCTAGCACTTAATGCTGGACTTGCGTTAGTTACTTCGTTATTTACTCAAAAACCAGAATCTCTCAGTTCTGTTGATCAGCAAGTTCGTCAAAATAATATGTTTGGTTCACTTCAAAATACTATTGATTCTGGAACTCCTATTCCATTAGTATATGGGATGCATAGAGTAGCTGGGCAATTTATTAGTGGATACGTTGACTCAATTGATCATGGTAAGAACGATGAAGTAGCTGTATTTGATCAATTTATACCAGGAGCTATATAATGGTAGATAATTATCTAGTCCATGATAGAAAAAAAGTGCCACTAATTAAAGGTGCAATCGGAGGTGGCGGTCGTAGAGGCGGTAATTATTCCGAAGAACCTAATAGCTTATTTTCAACAGATTTTTTATATATATTAACTGCTTTAGGTGAAGGTCCTCTATACAGAATAAATCCAAACGGTCCTCAAGATATAGAAGTATCAGATAGCTCAATTGATGATTTAATCAAAATTAATGGTGATGGGTCTGAAAATCCTGAAGTGTTTAAAACATTATCAACTACTGGCACATTAACTCAAAATGCATTAACAAAGTTTGGAGAACAAACTATATCACCACAACTTTTTGCATCGCCTGTTAATCTAAAAAAAGGGAATGTAGACGGTGTACCAAAAACAGAAATATTATTACAAGACACCAGTTCAAGTGATTGGGATGAATTAAAATTTAATTTTGTAGTAAACGCTCTTCAAAAACAGCAAAATGATGGAAATATTGTTAAACACACAATAACTGTAAGAGTTAGAGTTTATGACAACACTGGAACTGTTTTAATTAGAGAAAAAGAACATACTGTAAAAGGAAAAACAACAGTACCTTACAAATTTTCTATTTTGATACCTATCCCAGATGAGTATAAAAGTTCTTCTGGGTATAAATTTTCAATAGATAAAACTTCTGATGAATCTACAGATGCAAGAGTACAATCTAATATTCAAGTTGTAGGATGGGATGAGATAAGAAATGACCCGCAAGCTTATCCTAGAACCGCTTTGATAGGTTATGCTTTAAAAGCGTTTAATGAGCATCAAGGCGGTATCCCAAATATTACTTCGCTTGTAAAAGGATTATTGGTAAAAGTTCCTTCAAACTACAATCAGCCAATTTTAACAAATGGTCAAATAGATTGGCGAGAAGTTGAATTAGCTGAAAGTGGTGGGAGTAGTTATACTTCTCAAGGATACTCATTGCAAAAAACAGGAAATGACGTTAAACTTACTGATGCTAATCCTCAAATTTATGTTGGAACATGGGATGGAACTTTTGTTTATTCTTGGACTCAGAATCCTGTTTGGATCATATATGATATATTAACAAATACAAGTTATGGATTAGGAATACCAGAAGATAATATTGATAAGTATAAGTTCTATCAAATTGCTCAATACTGTGATGCATGTGATGAAATTACTGGAAAATTTATAGGCGTTGATGGTCAAGCAGATGGTTCTTTTAGGCATAAACCACGTGACCTATATACTAAAGTAAAAGAAACTCTTATTGGCGTGCCTGAAGGAACACAGATAAAAGAAAGAAGATTTGTAACTGATATTCTCATTTCGGATCCTCGACAAAGTTTAGAAGTAATTCAATCTATTTGTGCTTCTTTTAGAGCAGCTTTAGTTCAATCTTTTGGTAAGATTTCTATAGCTATAGATCGACCAGATCAATATCCTTCAATGATGTTCAATGAAACTAATATTAAATCAGGTTCTTTTCAGATAAGTGGTGGTCGAGAGAGTGATATTGTAACAGGTGTTGAAGTAAGTTATATTGAACCTTCAAATCATTATAAAAGAGAAGTAGCTAGAATTGACTCAGTTGAGTCTAATGATGGTTCTTTAAGAGCATCTATTGAAAATATTCAATCACTAGATCTTCCAGGAGTTACTCGTAGAAGCCAGGCACTTCGTTTTGCTCAATATCAAATAGCTGCATCAAGATATCTACGTAGAACAATTTCATTTACAACTTCAACAGATGCTCTTAATCTATCTCCAGGTGACTTAATATCAGTTTCTCAAAACATGACAGGTATAAACTATGGATTTGGAGGAAAAGTATCTTCTAACTCATCTGTAAGTGATCCTGATGCAAACGTAATAATAGAACATTTTACTTCTCCAAGTCTTCAAACTACAACTTTTACCGCTAATACTTATCCTCTTGCGTTGAGAATAATAAAACCTGATAGTGAAAGAATGGACTTGTATATAGTTAGCAATTCTGATTTTACTCTGGATACTACTGATAATGTTGGAAGTGGTGTAGACATAGCAGAAGTAAAAGTTATAGGTAGGTTCAACCCAATCACTAAGTCTATAGACAGTATAACTACTTGGTCAGCTAACACTGTTCCTTCTGTCGGAGATCTGTGGAGTTTTGGAGAGTGGGAAAATACAGGAGATTTTTATACTAACAAAGCAGGTAAATTATTTACTGTCTCTGAGCTTGAGCGTGAACCAGACGGTGAAGTAAATGTTATTGCTAAAGAATATATTTCAAATGTGTATGTAGACTCTGATACATTTATTGATTATACACCTACTGCATACATTGATGTAGAGAGTCCCTTTATTGCTCCACCTCCTCCGGTTTTTTCTTTTCAAAAACAACTTAGACGCAGAGGCGATGGAAGTATTGCTTTTGATGGTGTAATTGATAATAAAACTGACAGACTAGGGTACATTCAAGAATATAGAACTGAATATGAATTAGCTGTTCCTGAAGGTTCAACTCTGATAACTAACACCAGTATTTTTCCATTGACTTTAACAGTAGATAATTCTTCTGCTATTTCAGATGGTTCAATTCAATCTACTATTACAGGTAAATCGGGTTTTTCGAGTTTTGTAGGCGAAATTAAACTGTTATGCAATTCATATAGTGTGGTTGACAATGGTGATGGTTCTAGTAATGTAAGACTAACTGTTGAAGGTTTAAATGTATGCTTTGATGAAAATATATTTAAACATGTTCTAGAAGTAAATGATGATGCTGTATTTTTAGGATTAAAAGGTGATGATTTTGTAACTATTCCTTTAAAAGAAAAAGCCTCTAAAAATAGTTTAAGAAATTTTATTGCTTTTGCAGATGATACTGTAGAAGTATCTGCAAACATTGTTACATTTGATAAAACCGTAGATACTATTGATATTGAAAACGTAACAACAGGTGATACTGCTATTGTAAATCTTTTAGCTGATCTTCCTTTTTACGTAAAAATTAACCAGGTGCTTGATTCAAGGTTCTTTGACAATTCATCGTTCTACGTAAGTGGGACTAATAAAAAGTTTGAACTAGCAAATACTTTTGGAGACACACATAGTGGTTTTATTGAGCTTCCTGTTCGTCCTAGAAATAAAAAGTTTATACGCTTTTATGTAGATGGAATTGAGAAGTCAGCAGGTCAATTTACTTATAATAAGAACGATACAACTTCCTTAAAAGCAAATATTGGTTACACAACTACTGCTGGTGAGACATCTTACCGTGTAGAACTAGATCATTACACTGTTCCAGCTATAGAAGTTGGAGATAATGTTCAAACTTTTGCAGGTAATATATTCTCAGTAGTAAACACTAGCTTTGACCCTGCAAGTGCTACTTATAACGCAGCTTTGACCTCCAACTCTATTTATAGAATAGAGCTTTTTGAAACACCAACAGCAAATCTATTTGGAAGTTACTTTGTTAACATAGCACAAAACCCTGTAGGAACAATAAATAATGTTTCAAGTAATGTTTGCACATTTGACTACGATACTTCTGTATATCCAGGATCTTTTAACCTAGCTAACTCAGGAATTTATGATTTACAAGTATCAAGTGATTACGACAGACTTTTTATAGCTGAAGATCAAATAATAAGAGACTTACCGTTTGGAGTAACTTCTGTAAGGGCTAGGAATATAAATGCATTTCAACGAGCAAGTCCTTACGTTGAAAAATCTGTTACGGTATCGCCTTTACCTATTAAAAAGGTAGAAGGCTTGACTGTTACCGAATCATTATATAGAGAGCAGACTGGTGGTGTAGCTGTTCGAATTACTCTTTCTTTTGATCATATTACAGGACAAGAAGTAACTGACTATGAAATTTCTTATCGTATTGCACAAGTTGATGCTGTTGGAACAGATGATGGTGGTACACAATTAACTTCATTCAACACAGTTAAAGTTTCAGCAACAGGTGTTGAAGATGATGGAAAAATAAGATTTACTGTTGACGGTATTAATCGCGGTGCAACGTCAGCTACTAACTCAGCAATATTTAGAGTCACCCCTCTTAATAAAGACTTAAAAGGTGTTACTACTACCATTGAATCTTCAATCTTAGGTAAAACCTCAAAACCACAAAACATCTTTAATTTTACAGGCGGTCAACAAACAGACCAGATTACTTTTTTCTGGGAATACGTAAGAGAAAATGATGAATTAGTAGATCTTGATCTTAAAGAAGTTGTGATCAAACGAGTTCAAGGAACTGTTACCGCCTCTCTAGAAAACTTTGTTTTAGCAATTCCTTACGTTACTGTAGCAGCTAGTGTTAATCGTAAATCAGTTCCAATTGATCAGTTTGGTACGTTTACCTATTTAGCTAGAACTCGTGATACTAGCGGTAATTTTTCTGAAAGTGTCGCGTCTATTACTATTACTACTTCTAGACCACAAAGAACTTCAGTCGTAGCAGCGTATAACGAAGATAGTCCTGCTACAGATTTTACTCTTATAACTAATCGTAACTCTGATGAAGAAAACTTCCCATCCTTTGCTAATTCTAATAATGGTGGACTGTCATATCCTTCACAACCTTCTTCTTTAGTTGATAATGCAAACGGTACTTCTATTGGTTTCAGTGCAATCAGCGGATCTCCAACAGACTTATTAGCTGATGGTACCGCTACATATATCACACAAATAAGAGATTTTGGAGCAACTGTAACAGGTCAAATATCAATTGATATTCAGGGGACTCAGGCTGTTGAAACTACATGGAACGATCAACATGACCATATTATTGAGAGTGTTACTGAGGCTTCAGGAAGTAGTGATGAACTTAAGGATTCGTCTTTTGGGGGTATAGGCCATATTGTAGGATTTGCTAATTCTGAACCTCTGAATTTCAGATATGATTCTAATAATAAAACACTCGCAAGCGGGGGATCTTCAGGTAATGTTTACGCAATTCATCTTCACGGCAATTTTGTCAATGATGAATCTAATGCTAATGTATTCGCTCTCATAGCAGGAACTATTGATGCTGATACAATTAAACTAGGTAACACATTTTTTGCAAATGGCGAATCTACAGGAGGTAACACTTATGCAAATCTTGCAGTAGCAGGCACTTCATACTATCTGGTTGACTTAAAACAGTATTCGGATTTTGGTTCAACAGAAACTTTTGCTGGAGATTTAGGGGCTTTGTCTACTCAAGTATTTATTCGTACTACTACTGCAGATAACACGATATTATACTATTCAAATGGTAATGTTAATGTAGCAGCGTTTGGATCAACAGGCGTAAATGAAGAATTTATTCCATACGAAGCTGGAACCCGTACTTTTAGGCAGTTCCAAATAAAATTTGTTGTAAACAATACTGAGGAGGATCAATTTGACTTTACATTAGATCAGTTTCGTTATACAGTAGATAAAGAACAGACTATTTTTTCGAACACCGCAGTTTACGATTCGGCAACTAAAACAGTTGATTATACGAGCTCTAGCTTTATATCTAGACCAGTTATATCAATTCAACCTATTGATACTGTAACTTCTCAAACAGCTATTGTTACTGCTGGGTCAAACACAGAAGTTAGTTTTAAACTGTATGATGTAGAAAATAACTCTTTGGTTCCAACTGATCAAGGTGTTCTAGTTCAGATTACAGCAACAGGGGTATAAATGGCATTACAAGACTCAAATACATATATTGAAGTTACGTCTGGAACGTCTCTTAATGTTTCTCGATCACAGTTCAATAATTCTCTCCGCTCTTTATTAACTAATTTTAAATCACCAGCTGTTGTTGATACAGAAAACATTACAGCAGCAGGTGTTGGAATCGGTGAACTAGATGGTATGTTATATAGAAGTGCGACTACTAACGCACTTTATATTTCTGACTCTATTCATGTAAAGTCTTCTCCTGTTGGTGGTAATTTTACTCGTGTTGGTATTGGTAATCGTGTTGAGAATGGGATTACAGCTCTTACTGCAAACATTGCATCTTATGAAATCGGTGAGCTTGTCGCAACTCCATCAGCTTCTGGTGCTCTTTCTGCAAATGCTCGACTTTATTTAATTTCTGCTAATAACGGCACAATGGCTGATGTAGTAGATGTAGGCATACCACCAACTAATGGCTCAATACAAAATACCATGCTCGGAGTTGGATCAGTTGATCTAGGTCGTGTAAATTTTGCTAAAGTTGGTTTCAGACTTGATTCTTTTGATGGCGTCAGTGATTGGGAATCTAATACAACAATGCGAGTATCAGCTTTAGCAGGCGTTAATACTTCTATCGGTTTAGGCACTCTTAACAACGGCAACGTGGCTATAGTTCACAGAACTGATGCAGCGGCAACTTCATCACTCAATGGCATGCATGTGATGAAAACTCCAGGCAATTATGCCAACCTAGCAGCAGCTACCTTAAGTCAAAACTCTATTCAGAACAGTCCTACATCTACTCCTGCTCCGCTTTTGCCTGCAGGTTCTGTTATAATGTGGAGTGGTTCTTCAGCTCCAACAGGCTGGTTATTGTGTGATGGTTCTAATATAAGCAGAACAACTTATGCATCTTTGTTTGCAATTGCAGGCACAGCTTATGGAGTTGGGGATGGATCTACAACTTTTGGACTTCCTGATTTAAGAGATAGATTTCCTCTAGGTAAAGGAACAAATAATAGTACTCTTGGTGCAGAAACAGGTTCCGTAAGTGCAAGTTCTGTAATAACAACTGCTGCAGATGGTGATGGAGATTTAACTATAGGCACTACCTCAGTTGCCGCAACAGCAAAAGATTCTACTTCTACAACTGTTGTAAACTCTGTGACACAAGCTTCTCATACTCATTCAGTTACTGTTCCATCCTCTGTTGTGAACTATATTATAAAAACTTAATAGGAGATATTATGAATTACTATATTAAGGTAAACATTGCAGAACGTGGAGAGAATCCTTTCGCATATTTTGCGATTAAGGATTATGATAAAGGTAAGAGAGCACCTTTAATTTCTCGCCATTTTCCTCTTGATTTAATCTCAGAGCATGAACCTCGTTTAATGGAGTTTGTAGAAGGGGATATTGATAATGCTTATCTAGAAATAAAAAAATCAGCAACTGTAAATCAAGTATCTGAAGATGGTTTTACTTGTGGAGAACTATCAGAAGATGCGGTGGATTTTTTAACTAACCTTACAAAAATCATCTGTTTAGAAGAAAAATATGATGAACTGTTGGCTCCTCCTTCTGTAGACCAACAAGTAGAAGATTTTATTAAAGAGTTTTTTGATCCTGAAGATAACGAACTTGAAAATTTAGACGATGAAAAACCTCTTGAACAAAAAGACTTTTTAGCGCAGTTTTTTGCAGAACTTGAAGACGAGTCTGACGAAGCGGAGAAATAATGTCCCTTACACGTATTACCTCTAGTGTTATTAGTTCAAATGTAATTACTTCTGATTTACTTCAGAATAGTATTATACAAGCACGACATATTCAGCCAGGAGCTATTACTACAGATTTATTGGTGGCTAGTGGTAATGCTGCAGCTGTTGAGATTAGAGTTAATGCTAATCTCGACATAGTACAAGACAATGTAGCAGCTCTTGTAACAGGCTTAGATGGCGCAAACACTAATATTGATACTGTTCAGGGTAATGTTTATACCGATTTTACTACTCTTACAGGCTTAATTGATGTTGTACAAGATAATGTAGTATTTGCAGAAAGTAATGTTTCAGCAGTTGAAACTCGTAGAGATACTAATACTATAATCTTTACTGATGCGTTTACAGGAACTAACGCAGCTGTTACAGCAATTACCGACGGATCAACAGAGTTTAGTGTAAACAAAATCTTTCAACAAAATGTAATAATTCAAGGTAACTTAATTGTTGTTGGTTCTCAAGTTGATTTGGGTGTGGGCACAGCTACAATTGATGATAATTTTATTGTAGTTTCTGCAAACTTAACAGGAACTCCAGCTACTGACTCTGGTATTATTGTTAATCGTGGTTCTGAAGGTAATGTATTTATCGGTGATCATATTGAAGAAGATGGTGTTGTATTTGCACTTTCACAATCGCCTCACGACAATGCTACTATCTCAATTCAAGAATATTTAGATGTTCATGGTAACGCATTTCATGCAAACTCTGGTCTTAATTTTAGTCGTGTTCACTTTGGACATCAGGATGATGAGTCTACAGGTATTATAGCTGATACAACAAATAATCACATTAAGTTTATCATAGGCGGAACAGAAGTAGCTAATATTGATGCACAAGCAAATTTAGCTCTTAATGATGGTAGACTTACAGGCAATCCAAACGCTGATGGCGACCGAAATGCTATTGATTTAGATGTTGATGAAGAAGCTGATGTTATTAATTCTGTTTCTATTGAGTCTGTCAACTCAATCTTTTTTCTAATTGATAAAAATGATAACGGCGATAATCCTAATGCGTATATAGGAGTGTTTAATGACGTAGCAGATTTAAGCGCTTCTACTCGTGAAACTGCTATTTTCTCTATTCGTGATAACGGAGAAGTATTTGCTAATTCTGTAAGTATGGCTTTTGATGCTAATATTGCAGGTGTTGGGGTTATGGCTAACGATTATGTTACTTATACTCGCCTTAACGCTAATCTAAATTCAACTACTGATAATATTAATACTATCACTGATAACGTTAACGTCGTACAAGATAATGTAGCAGCGCTAACTGGTGGAGCTACTATATTAGTTCCTTTTACAAATGTTAACACAGCACTTGGCACATCAAATGTGTTCTTTATTGGTCAAGACTGTGCTAACGATTCTAATGTTCTTGTTGTCACTCTTGACGGTATTCGCCAACATCCAACTCTAGATTGGATTGGAAACTATTCTAATGATACAGTTCAGTTTGTTGATGACTCCATCCCCTCTGGTACAATTGTTTCTATTACTTCACTCGCTGCTCCTTAATGAGACAAATTAGACAACTTACAACAGAGCTTACTTTTCGTTGTAATGCTAAATGCCCAGCTTGTCATCGCTGGAAACCTCTTCGTGTAAATCTAAACGATGCAAAGTATACTATCACTTTAGAACGCTTTAAACAACTGTTCAATCCAGAACTACTTCAAAATTTAGAATGGTTGGTTCTAAACGGAAACTTTGGTGATTCTATTATGAATAAACAATTTCGTGAGATTATCTCCTATGTTAAATCACAAGGAACACGTCTTTTAATTCATACAAATGGTGGAATACATGATCATGATTATTGGACTGATGTAGGCAACATTTTAACTGATCGCGATATTATAAACTTTGATTTAGATGGTTTGTGGGATACTCATTCTAAGTACCGTATAAATACTAAATTTGATACAGTTTTATCAAATGCTAAATCAGTTATAGCTACTAATCGTGCTCAAGTTCATTGGAAATATATTGTATTTGAACACAATAAACATCAAATTGATGAAGCTCGCGAGCTTGCAAAAACTTCAGGTTTTACTACATTTTCTACAGTTAAAACTTCTCGTGATGTGTTTGCCCCAAAAACCGGACAGTTTGTTCATTCAAAAAAGACAAAAGAATACGAACAAGCAGAACGCAAGATACACTGTGTCTGGGATAATTGGGGAAAGTGGTACATCTCTCCAGAAGGACTAGTTTTTAGATGTTGTTGGACTGGTGGTCATTACTATGATCAACAGAACGATAGATTTTATTATCCTCCCCAGTTCGAACGAATGTTTAACGGATTTGAAGTTCCCATTCAAAAAATAATATCGTATAATTATTGGACAAAGTTACAACAATTTCTACAAGGTTATGAACGTTCTTTTAAGTTATGTCAATCCCAGTGTGGTAAGATCGTTTCATCAATTGAAAAAACAGAAGAAAATTTAAAAACAGGTGAAGCATCACAAGTAGATGCAATGAATCAATGGGGAAATTAGTGTCGAAACCTAACATATTACGCAAAGTTGGAAAGTTTAAATTTTTAAGATTCCCTAATCAAGGAATCAGACGCAATGAGAAAATTAGAAAACTTGCCACATCAAAAAAATTAAGTTATCCTACTCTTGAAACATTTATAGAACG